GAGAAAATCTCACCGGCGTAACTTATAGAAAAACAAGTGAAAGCTTAAACCTCTATTTTATGGAACAAAATCTCATTCTGCAATATTGTTTGGTTTGTTCCTAGCTTATTGTATGCTATTTTTGATGCACATCGAGATATCTCTGGTATTGAAATATATTGGTGGGTTTTGTATCGCGTTTGCGCGGTTTAAACTATTTTTCCATTCAGTAAGATAAAATTGGTTTATATATTATGTTTGGTGGTATCGTATAACCATTAAAAAGGAAGTTTTTGGAAAACTATAAATATCCAGGTTTAAGAATACCTTAATTCTGTCGAGATCCTCTCATGAACAATCAGGAGCCCTCAAATACATAGGGTTAAATGGCATTGTGCGTCTGATAAATCAAATCGCTAAGTAGTGAGAGCTCATATACTTTGGAATTCCCCATGAGTAATCTGGGGTCGTCTGCTGAGGCCGATAATTCTTAGGGGGTATATGTGTGCGTAATTTCAAGATTTATGTCTACCCAAATAAAACAAAACAGTGGTAATCTGTCTTTACCAGTTGTGGAACGCAACTTGAATCGTTCCAAGCATAGGGAAGTTGGAAAACCAGTACTTTCCCATCGTCCTATATTGAGTAAAAGCGATAATTCTAAATTGAATGAGGAATTGGAGCGTTTATTTAAAAGACTCAATATAGTTGACAAGAAGAAAGACCAGTTAATTGCCAAGAAAAAGAGCAATAGAAGACAAATTAAGTACCGTTCATTAATTCCTCAAGGTTTATTGAGTATAAATTCTTATCAGCAACGATTCGCTAGTTGTGTTGTTGAAGAGCTAGAGGTTGATTCCATTTCATTGTTAAGGAATCGCCTTCTTTGTTCGCAAGAATTTGTCCCACAGGGAGTTTTTGATATTGGTTTGGATTTTGATACCCAAGAATTGATACAAGAATTGATAGACACTCTGAGAAACGGATTGAATTTGAATCATAGTGTTTCAACAGACTCAATGACCAACGGACTATCTCGTTCTATAGAGAACCTTACTCAAGGACTCTCTACCGTTGGAGTTTTGTTAGTTGTGATAGTTTTAGTTCTAAATTTTAGTCCGCGTAGCACTAGTCAGAAAGTGCTATTCGCAGCAGTGTTGGCTATGATTCTATCTAAATTTGGTTGTATGAGTAAGATAACAGTTATGTTGTATGACTTTTTTTCAGCTCCTGTTAGACCTCAAGGTATTCTGGATTATAATACTCAGATCGTTACTCTCGTAACTGGTTTATTGAATATGTATTTATTTTCAGGAAGTTCAGGTTATTCTTTTAGAACGTCAGATGTTGCTAAAATGATCAACGCTGCGTCTAAATCAAACGGAGTGGTGAGATCAGTCGTTGACTCATTGTTTATCGTAGCAGAGTTTGTTAGAGGTACTCTTGAGCTATGGTTTGAAGGCGAGGGTAGTTCTACTTTCGTATCGTCAGGCTATGAATTTATTGATGATTGGCTTAAAGAGGTCGATTCTATTCGTCTTGAATTTGAATCCAAGCGCTTGTTGGGAACTGATAGTGCTGTTGACCGATTACGTCGAGCCATAGGGTTAGGTGAGAGTTATGCTCGCAAGCTGTCTGGCATGGAATTCACTGCATTGCGTATGAGCATACATTCATTGGTTGCTAAATTGGAAAAGATAAAAGTCGCTTTGTTATCTACCAACTTTCAGTTCGCCGGGGTGCGACGCGAACCTGTCGCTTTACTTTTGCGTGGCTCTCCTGGTTGCGGCAAATCGCTGGCCATGCAGCACATAGCCGATGCTTTGATGTCAAAAACATTATCGGATACAGATTTTGAGTTGTATAAGACAAATCGCAATTTATTTATATACAACCGACAATCTGAGAATGTTTATTGGGAAGGTTATGATCAGAATAAGAGGATTATCTTTTTCGATGATTTGTTGCAAATGCGAGATGTTAAAGGTTCACCAGATAATGAAATTATGGCTGTTATTAGAGCTATAAATGTATTTGAGAACCAATTGCATTGTGCAGCAATAGAGTCGAAAGGTAATACCCTACTTAGGGCTGATTGGATCATTGCTAATACGAACGTTAATTCTTTTGATTTTGAGAGCATATCTGATCCAGCAGCATTTTTGAGACGATGGGACGTGCCGGTTAAAGTTTGTCCCCGCCCCGAATTCTGCGAAAACCCTGATGTTGCTGATATTTGGCATCGACGTGTTGATGTCAGCAAGTTACCGGTCGTCGTTGATGAAGCTACAGGCAAGGAGACGACACGTATGCATCCTGATCAGCTGGAGTTTCATTTAGAGAAGAAGGGTGTGCGCACTTTTATTCCTACAGGGCAGGTCTTGAATTTTCAGGAATTTATTTCCCACTGCTCGTTAATTCATGAAACTAAGGTTCTTAGACATACGAATTATTTGAATAGCTTAGAGGATACATTGAGGGATTACCGTGTTGAACGTTATGAGGAGTTCAAGCCTCAGATGGATGCTGGTTTCGTTACCCGATTTAACAAAAAGAAACGGAACGAAAACCGGGAGTTTACTGATAGAATGTTGTTTTTTAGAGAGACAAAACCAAATTTGTACCTATTGGGGTGTAAATTGTTACCTAGTATTATGGTGTCTCTTATTACACAACATAAGATACAATTCGCTTTGAAAGAGCTTTGGTTGGTTTATATGGAAGTGTGTGATCCTCTGGAGGACTCCGCCGATTTTGACGAAGACGACAGTGCGATGCTTTCAACTATTACGATAAAAACGGCTGTTTCCAAATTACAGACAGAGAAGGATAGTGACGTCTCGGTTGATGGCTTACTTGAAGATACTCGTTCGAGTTGGAAGAAGTATGCCAATCGAGTTGTTGAATCATGGCAGTCTCATGTGTATTCTTGCTATACTTTTTGTTTGTCTTTGGTTTCAACTAAGCATTTTGAATCGGTTTCGAAACAAGTACAGCAATTTGGTTTGGTTTTTAGTGGTGGGTCATTATTATTAACCCCTGCTATGATGTTGAAGTATTCAGCATTGGCGGCAGGGTTTGTGGTTACAGCCAGGTTAACGCTCTCCATATTGCCTTTATTGTTTGGATCTACTGCCCAGCACGTTACGGAGAATTTAGATGAGCAGTCCGACTTGAGACCATTGCGGGCTAAACACGTTCGATCCCGGAGGAAGAACGTTAAACAACTTTTGCCTCAAGGAGTTTTACAACACAATTCTGGTTTGAAAGATCTTGTTAATTGTGTTGTCAAGAAGAATATGTTTGCTTATAAAAGGCCTCTTAACAAGTTGGAGAGGGGACCTGGTGCCACACACGTGAGAGCGGGTTTTGCTATAGGTGTCAAGGATCGCCTGATTTTGATGCCATACCATTACCTTTCACATTTGCAGCACCAATATGAAACTGGTATGATTACCGATGATGATGTGGTTTGCTTGCAACCGTTAAGCATATCGCGAAAGCGTTTTGTTATACCGGTGCCCGAATTTCTTGATTGTTGGGTGGATACTGACGATAGTGAAAGCCGCGATATTGCACTTATAGTTATGCCTCCAGGTTTCCAACCAGTAGTTGATATAACAGGTAAATTTGTTACAGAGAAGCAATTGACTTTGTATTCAAAAGTTGATTCTGTTCTGGTGTTGCCTAGAGATGGGGAGGACGAATTTCGTGATGTACAAGTCATGAGAGCCACCCGAATGGAGACACCACAAAGAGTCAGTGGTATTTTTACCGATGACTCAGAAACCCCGGCATATTATGTAACGGAAACATTTCGTTACATGAGTACCACAACTGCTGGAGATTGTGGTGGAATGTTGATAGCTGATGACAGGCGTTCTACGTTTCCATTATTGGGTTTTCATGTTGCTGGTATAGAATCATCTAGAGTGGGCATATCAAACGTTATTTCTCAAGAATTTTTGAAGTCTACTTTAGTTGAGATTTCTAGTCAGTACACACCTGTTGAGTCAGTACCCGTGCCAGATGCTGAAGATTTTTCTTATACTCCACAAATGTATATTAATGTTGGAGTTTTGGCAAAATCTGACAAGCCTATTCCATCGGGGAGTGGTAAGACGAAGATACTCCCTTCTCCTTTGCACAACAAATTTGGTTTTGTTGCAAAAACAGCACCATCTGTGCAGCGTATTTGGAGGGATGAGACAGGAGCTTTGAGGGATCCTTATTATGAAGCCATGAGTGGATATTGTGAGAACAATGGTTTCGTTAGTAAGAATATTTTGAAGCATGCTCGCGTTTCTTTGCAGCAATGGTTGACATCGAAATGTGTTAATAAGGTTAAGAAGATTACCTTAACGTTTGACGAGGCTGTAAAAGGGGATGATTCAGGTTACTTTTCTAGCATTCCACGAGTTACTTCAGCGGGGTATCCTTGGGTTACTTATCCTGGTTTGCGAACCAAAGAAAGGTTCTTTGGAGTTGGGGATGAGTATGACTTGGAAAATCCTGAATGTGATAATTTGCGCAGGAGAGTGTCGAGTAATCATATTGCAGCATCGCATGGTCAGCGGGTTACGTATTTCTTTATTGATTGTTTGAAGGATGAACGCCGGCCTTTGAGCAAGGTTAAGGCTGGTCAAACGCGTTTATTCTCCACTTGTCCTGCTGATTTGCTTATTCTTTCTAGGATGCTTTTCGGTTCTTTCCAGAAGCATTTGTTGAGTAATGCCATTTCAATGGGTGTGATAATTGGAATCAATGAGTATTCAACCGATTGGGACCTCATAGCCCGCAATTTGTTGCGCTTTGGCAAGCGAAACAATATTGGAGCGGGGGATTTTAAAGGCTTTGATAAGTCGATTTCCGGTTATATCAATATGGCTATTTTGAAAATCATAAATGATTGGTATGGTAACGTTGACGGAAACAATTATTCCAGAGAGATTCTTTGGTTGGAAGTTACAAACTCGATGCATCTTTTTGGCGATATAGTCACGTCTTGGTCTGGTAGTTTAGGATCAGGACACCCTTTGACCATTATTGTCAATACTTTGCATGTAATGTTGCTCATGAGATTAGCTTGGATAGACATCTTGGGTGCTATGACCATCAATGACTTTAATATTAAAGTTGAGTTGGTCGCTACAGGCGATGACCATGTTTTTTCTGTGCATGAAAGTATTGAGCTTCTGTTTACAGAAAGGCATATAGCTCAAGCTTTGGACAAAATTGGATATAAGTATATACCCGAGGATAAAGAGAAACTCGAGTGGGCATCCACTTTGAGAAATATCGAGGATGTCACTTATTTGAAGCGCAAGTTTGTTTATGACAATAGTTTGCGTCGCTGGGTGGCTCCATTGGATATAGACGTTATTATGGAGATTCCTTACTGGGTTAAGGATGGAGCTTCATCGTATTCCGATGTTGAAGCGAATATTCGTGTGACTTTGTGTGAACTCAGTATACACGGCAAGACGACGTTTTTGGAGAAATCAAATTTAATTCGTAAAGCAGTTGAGTCTGTTGATGACTTAGTTTTTCCTTGCGATGTTGGATATGAGGGTCTTCGGGACGAAGTTTTAAATAGGGGCATGGCTAAGAAAGAGAGATATGAAGACTTGTATTCTTCTTTGGAAGCCAAACCTCAAATGTCGAGTGGTAAAGTAGATCGTGATTGGTTACCTGGTGCTATTGGAGTCAGTGAAATTCGGAACAATAGTATCTTGCTTCACGGTCGAGAGGAGCGCGCTATTCAGCGTTACAGCCAGGGAGCTCCGCAGGCAAACCCTGTCAATCCCAGAGAATTTCGGTTACCGGCAGTTTTAGTGCAAGCTCCGGTTCCTAAGTGCACAAACGATCCTCAAACAACATCCAATCAGAGTACGACCGCCCCTCAAGAGCTCGGTCAGGTTAGTGGTACTTACACCACTGAAAGAATGGAAGATTTGTCTTCATCGATTCCCGCTAACTCTACTACGATAATGTCGAGTGACGGGGATAAGGTCGTCACTAAGTCATCAAATTATGTAAACGTAACTCGAGAGCTTTTGACGTCTCCACATACTGGAGTCTCTCAGGAGATAAGAGACTTCTTGGCAAAGCCCTATCAAGTTGCTAGTGGTGTTTTCCAAGCTACAGATACAGTTAATATGGTACTCTCGAATCCTTCGTTGCCTTCTGCTTTTATTTCTCCTAACGTGGTATTCTGGAAATTAGCTGGTAATTTTGCATTTAGGGGTACTTGTACTGTCACTTTGGTTTTAAACGCCAATAGGTTCCAGCAAGGTCGCTATATCTTAGCTTGGATTCCTGATGGTGGTGGCAGTAGAGTTACTGGGACGACTAACACCTATAACTCTAGGATCACTTGTTTGACCCAGGTAACGCAATTGCCACATGTTGAAATGGATCTTAATTGCGATACTGAAGTTTCTCTGGAGATTCCTACAATAAATGCAGTAGGTTGGTACCCGGTGCATTCTACGGCTGCGAATATTTATCAAGGGGGTGTTGTAGCTTTAATAGCTTATTCACCATTGGTTACTAATGGTGGTTCTACATCTGCCACCTGGACGATGTACTCTACTTGGAGAGACGTAGAGTTTTGCCTACCTGCTGTACCTCAATCCGGTAGAGAACGAATTGTTGGTAAAGTTAAACGTAGGAAGCGTCCGGAGGAAACAGAGCAACAAGCTGGTGGTCCTATTTCTGGTGTTGCAACAGCCATTAGTGCCGCTAGCAAAGCTCTCGCGGGTGTTCCTTTTATATCTTCCATAGCTGGAGAAGTTGGCTGGGCGGCAGACATTGTTGCTAGAGTAGCTAGTGCTTTTGGATGGTCTAAGTATCACTTGAATACCGATTTTGGACTCATGGTACGGTACATTATGCCTAGGTACAACAATGCCGACACTGGTGATACTAGTACTAAGTTGTCTGTATTTGACAAGAGTAGTGTTAAGGATTTGCCGGGATTCTCTGGTACGGATTTGGATGAGATGTCCATTTCTTATATTGCCAGTATTCCGGCATATTATACTTCATTTACTTGGTCAGAGAGCGACGCTATTGACGCCTCATTGTGGTACAAGGGAGTTGATCCTCGGTCTTTCGTTTATAATGGTACTGCTGGGGGGGTTTCTATGTGGAATCCGACCCCAATAGCTTTTGTATCCAATTTCTTTGGGCTGTGGAGAGGTTCTATTAAATTTACTTTTAAAATTGTAAAGACTGAATTTCACACCGGTAGACTTTTAGTGTGTTTCAATCCTTACGATTACGGAGTAAACAGAGCTGCCATAGCACAACCGTCAGTGGCTGACTCCGTGTATCTGCACAGGGAGATCATTGACGTACGTTATGGTGACGAATTTTCATTCGTGGTGCCTTATGCGAGTTTGACTCCATATCGTCCCACTATTAGTGCGTTGGGTTTGCAGCGTATAGGTGGTGTTTCCATCTATGTACTTAACCCTTTGGTCGCACCTGCAAATGTTTCTTCGAGTGTAAACATTTTGGTTGAAGTTAGTGCCGGACCTGATTTCGAAGTTGCCCAACCCAGAGATGTGTTGGACACGACTTTGATTACAGCTCTAGCTCATTCAGGATCAAAGAACGCATGTGAGATATCGTCCACTACTATTGGTAATGCGAAGACAATGCCTTCATTGGCCCCATCTGAGTATTGTATTGGAGAGCGAGTTCTGAGTATGCGCACCTTGGTGAAAAGATTTAATTCTTTAATCTCTGGTTGGACATATAATTCGACTAGTAAATATTTTTATTATTTACCTTGGTCTATTAGTCCTGCGTATATTTCGGGCTCTAGCGTGATTGCTCCTTATACGGCAACAGATGTGTATGCTCAACTTGGCATGTGTTATGCTTTAGCGCGTGGATCGATGCGCTATAAGATCTTTAATACAGACGCTTCACCGGCTAACAATATGATCATTACGCGAAATTTACCTGTAGCTTTGGCTAGTTCATCACCTATAAACGGTAATACCAATTTTAATTGGCAGACTTCATCGTTAGCTTTGGTGCCTGGTCTTGGTTCTGGCAGCAACAATGCGATTTTTTCGACAACAGTGTCGGGAGGTGCAGAGGTAGAGTTTCCGTATTATAACGGTACCTTTGCCACTGCAGTTAGTGATCTTATCCTGCCTCGAAATTATTCGATGGAAGATAGAACCACTTTTCCTCCTGTTCTTGGATCAATCGAGTATGCCTCGACCCCATCTAGTTTTGCTATGGCTAGGGCAGCTGGAGAGGACTTTTCGTTTGGGTTATTCGTATGCACTCCTACCTACAATTCTTGGGTTGGCATAGCATCGATAGCTTAAAGCTTATAGTTTTCGACACTTATCAATTTGGTTCGAATTGATACTTTATATAATGAACACTTTATGACAAGCTTATCACTTGTTTTATCGTATTTTGATAGTTGTTGGTTTCACTCACCACTTTAATAAAAGAGTGTCTCTGTAGTTAGGATTCGACTACTGGAGTATAATAATGTATCCCTATAGAGTGGAATACGCAGGCTTGAGTAAAAGTTAGGCGCTTCTTTTGATCGCAGTCCTTTTCACATGCATGGCACAAATGTTTGCATGGCTCGAGCTTCCACTCCTTAGATAGATTTCTTTTTTTCCAACGAATATTCTTGTTCTTTTGGTTTTTGCTTTCTATTTGTTTTTCAGTTTCTATGATTCTTCGGCTTATTGATGCTTCCGGTACCCATATTGGTACGCAAGTTTTTCCTTTTACTTGTCAACCCAGCTTTCCTGGTAGTACAATATCCGTGGTCGAAGATAGTTACGCGGTGCTAAAGGCCGTTGGTTGCCTCATTATTTTAGTGGGGTAACTAACTTTTTCT